GGTGAACAGGTGAACGGGTGAACAAAGTAGGAGTCCCGTAAAAAATATGCGAAAAAATAATTCGAGTTATTTTTGAGTTATCTTTGACCCTTATTTGCCAGCATGTACTTGCTTTGTACGTTTGATGTGTAAAGATGCACCAACATATTTGTAGTGGCACAATTCTACTTGGGGACGACATGGACGACATGGACGACGAAGATCGAGAAGCACCGATAATTTCACGGCACGACAGGCTAAACGGGATCATTGATTTGACGGAAAGGTGCAACAGTGTTTCTGAGGATAACGAGGGTTTAAGGCAGACGATGGGGATGCAGCAGTACGACAGAGCTTTGCTTGGCTATTACTACGTCCCGCAGCGAGACGAGAACGACGAGGGAGGATACAGGGCGGTTTATTCCATGCAGGGCATAGTTGATTGCCTTTGCGAAGACATGACGGCAGAAGAAGCTATTGAGCATTTTGAGTTCAATATTGCTGGGTCGTTGGTTGACAGCGAAGATGTTTACAAAGATACCAGTCGCCCTCTTATGCCTTTGATAATTTCAACTTTCCCAGAAGACGTGTAGCGTCATAGCAAACGTCACAATGACCTCATAATGACAGGAGATGAACGTGGAGATTTACCTTGGAAAAACCGTGATTTACGAGCCTGCTGGCGGTATGCAGTACCGTGGCATGAAGCTGGTAGCGGTCATAACTCGCGTTTATGAGAACGAGCGTGTCAATCTGGCGATATTTGACCCTACCGGCAATATCATGCAGAACCCGCCGACAAACATCGGGATTGACCAGTTGAGCGAAGCTGCTCCAGAAGTACATGCAGACGATTGCCTTTGTGGTAGGTGTGTGAGTAACCGTTCTATCGTTCGGCAGCGTTCGCCGAACAGTACCGAACAGTTTAACACGCAAATAAGCGGTGTTCCCAATCTCCACCATCAATCCATGCCGAACAGTACCGAACAGTTTGGAGTTCCCCCAATGGGAGGTGTTCCCAACATTCCTTTTGACAAATCAGAGTTACCGGCTGGGGCGAGAATGGTCGAGCATCGACCTGCGACCCCAGAAGAAATTGAAGCTGCGAAAGCAGGGATTGGAGTTCCTAAAGTGAAAAGTCCTAAGAAACCCGTGAAAAAGCCTGTAAGAAAGCCCAAAAGTCCTCGCAAGCCTAAATCGGGGTACTAATGGCTTCTGAAGAAAAGGAAAAGAAAGCTGACGTTCGCGCAGCTATTGAGTGGGCTTGGTTGAACTACGACAGGTGCGTAGTCAGGGATGAACGCAATATTGCCATTGCTCTGGATTTTGAAAAGGCAACTGACGATCCCCCTGAAGGCGGCAAACAGTTTTTAGACCTAGCTTTTACTAACAAAGTGGCTTTTTACAAGGATTTTGTAATGAAGGCTCTAGGGACGGACATCGACTCTGAGGATGAGATTTCCACTAAAGAACGCAAATCTCTGGAAGAATTGACAAAACTCCTTAAAAAGTACGAAGAAGTTTCATCTCAAAAGTAATTAGCGCATAAAAATACCGCATCGGGAGGGTCTTCAGTCGAAAGGATTAAACTAAACCGATGCGGCAATGTCGCCCAAACTATTCACGATTAGGCAGAAAGCAGTTTACCATGACATTTCGTTTGTTCAAGTGTGACCCCGTTGATCCTCCAGTACGGGAAATTTCCTTTAAAGACCTTGATAACAAGGCTTTTTGGTGCAAACTCGGTGAGGAAAAAGAAGAAGCATTTGTAAAATATTGCAAAAAAATACCTTCAAAATACAAAATCCAGATCCATCCAGAGAAGAAAACCAATCCTTATCATCCCGATTTGCTTGTAGAGTCCGATGGAATCGAGCAGATTGGCGAGGTTAAAATTAAGAACTCTCCATTCTTTTTTGCAGAAAAACACGGGGTTAATCCTCAATTTGCACTTACGATGGACTTGAAGGATTCCTTCAATTACACACGTCTCCTGAATGAAGGAACAGACCTGTTAATTTTCATCTGGGTGAGGTGGGAAGCTCATGTCATGGTTTGCGGTGATGACGTTTACAGGGTTAAGCCGATGCAGGGCATTTGGGTGACAAATTTCTCAAAGCTAAGAGCCTTGCAAAATGGAAGCAATCCTCCCGAAATACACTGGTACAAAGCTAATTTTCGTCAATCTCGGTCGTATAAGTACGGAGAGGAGCCGGAGTTTGCAACACAGCTTGCCGATTTTGATCCACGTTTAAGCCGTCCAGACGGCACTGTAAAGGGAATTTCTTCCAATGGATACATTCGATCCGGGCAGATTTACTATCCGTCCGGGCAGTCTTCTGGAAGCTACGTCTTTAATCTTAAAAACAGTTCGGTTTTTACTCGCGCCGTTCATTGACATGTTTGTGAGAAGGTGTAAGTTTAAGGGCTTGCCGACTGTACCCTAGTTGATAAAGAAGGACGTTTGATGATCTCTCTGCTAGTGAAGGGTACTCACTAGGCCACCGGAGAGGTCGTCAAACGTCCTTTTTTTTGGCTTATTCTGGTTGTTCCCAGTTGCCAAACCCAAACCCAAGGACATTCACGTAGCGTATCCGGCTCCAGTGGAAGGCATCACGACCATCCCGTACCCAAAGAACTACGAAAAAGCCCGACAATGAACAGGGGTCACGCCCGTTGGCTTTATAAGGTTGCATTTATTAGATAATGGAAATGCAGCGTCCCTTGGTGTAGCTTTCAGCTACACTTTCTCTTTAGGAGTCCTATGTTTTCATTTATTCGGTGTTTGTTGTATACTCCGAGGTGAATCCAAGTTCTTGGTTAGGGAAAGACAATGATACGCTTTGTTTTAATTGCAGTAATGTCGGTTGCGATTGCAGGTTGCTCAGAGGAAAAGCTCGACACTGAAGCCCCTCCGATTCCAGTTCTGGAGTTTGATGGGCTGGCTCAGGATTGCTTTGACGCATCAGTACGCATTCGCAGTCGCAATTCAATTGGTTCAGCCTCGGCGGTAAGATACCTCAAAAGCGTCGATTCGACGGTTTCGACGGTCGATAGTCCGCTTGAAGCCACGCATGTTGAGTTTGAAACAAATCGCCACGTTGCCGGAGATCGAGGCAACAGGCATGTAGTTGACGTTTGGTACGAAGGTGAATTGGTTTCAAGCGTTAATTGCCAAACCGACGATTCTTGGTTTGAGTCTGGCGTTTCTAAGGATATTGCAACAATAGTCGTGTCCTTGGAAACGCTTGGCGGTGCGGTTCCTATTGTGCCTGCTGCCCCATATGGAGAAGCCGATCTTCAAGTTGGTGAAAAGATTTTCACTGTCGGCTGCTCAGACGGTCGCGTTCCGCGAGCAAGGTGCGGTGCAATCTTGCAAATTTCAGACGGATTGATTTACTATCTCCCGAAATCAATAAGTGGAGACAGTGGATCGGCAGTATTCAAATATTCGAGTAAACGAGACGCTTGGGAGGTAGTAGGTAGAACTGCATGGGCAATGCAGGTTGATGGGAAGTGGATAGGGCTTGCAATGACATCAGATAGAGTAGCGGACATTCGGGCTGGTCGCGTCTCTGCTGGTAATTTTGATTTGCCTGAAGGTGCAGTCTCCCTTTCAACAATTTGCAGTAGCTTGCCGGAAGGAGCCGTAACGTGCGACCAAGTAAAGCATGTTTCTATGCAGGACGACACTGAACTCCCCAAGCGTCTTGAAGTAAGCCGACAGCGAAGGTGGCGATTTCCTATTCGTGGTGAAGATATTCGCCAGAAACCAGATCGCCAGAATCGAATACGGGAATGGTCAATTCTTGGCGGCATTGCTGATTTCTTTCGGTCGCTTATCCGTTTTGCTATGTGGGCGGCAATTATCATGGCTGTGCTGGCGGCTTGGGTAGCCCCAACAATTCTTACACCGTTGAAATACGATTGGCCTATCCAATTCGTAAAACTAATATTAACCAAGCTGAGGAAGTAGCGATGAGAACCAGAAATTTAGTGCTTGTTGTTTTGTTTTTGCTGGCTGTCCCAATTGGGCTAGTGGCGTGTGACTTAATTGTTCCCCAAGAGCCAATTGAAGTTCCAATGGTTATTGAAACGCAAATTGGTCAAACTTCTTGCGAGTCTTGCTTGCAAGGCGTGACTAGCCGACTTGTTGACAGAGTTGTGTTTGAGCGTCCGGTCATGGAAAAAGTCGTACAGGTAACAAGGGAACGCCGTGTTCGCCGGAAGCCAGTGCGTTCTCTACTTCGTCGTTTGCTTCGCCGATGAGCAAAACAAGCCCGTATTACGATTTAGTACCAAAAAAAATCGAAGACAATCTAAGATGGAGAGCTAAATGGCGAACAGACGCGATGAAAGATAAAATTCTTCAACGCGACTTTCGCCAAATGGCGATGGATGATGTCTTGTTTTTCTTTGCAGCGTTTTGCTGGGCGTTTGAGCCTCGGTCGGCAATTAAGATTATTCCATTTATTCCGTGGAAGCACCAAGAAGACGTGATGATTGGAATGGATTCGGCTGTTGATGACGCTGAAACACTTTACGAAACAACACAGACCTGCCTTGACGTGGTTCTCGACAAGAGCCGTGGTCAAGGCGCGACGTGGATGTATTTAATGATCTGCCTTCGCCGTTGGCTGCGAGATGATATGTTTTCGGCGGGGCTGGTAACTCGTACTGAACGGCTGGTCGATTCAGACCGTGACCCTGATACTTTAATGTGGAAAATCATCTGGGCAATGAAACTGTTGCCAGCTTGGATGATGCCGGAAGGATTCATATGGTCAAAGCACAGAAACGTAACCGAACACAGTCTGTTAAATCCAGAAAATGGAGCATCTATTGTTGGTTACGCTGCAACTGGAGACGTAGCACGCGGTGGTCGAAAGACTTTGTTTTGCATCGACGAAATTGGGGGCAAAGAGTTTATTACTGGCGGCAAAGACATAGAGGTAATGAACTCAACACAGCACGTTGCGAATTGCCGGTTTCTCGTATCGACGTTCGGTGGAGATACGGGCGCGTTTTACGATGCCGCTCAAGACGCAAAGGTAGGCGACAGTGATGCCGTTTATCTGGTCTTGGACTGGAAAGACAATCCAATTCAAAATCGCAAGCAATATGTTTTTAAACATGGAACGATCAGAGATGTTAATCCGAAAAAATATGGCGGCAAACTAACCGAAAAAGAAATTGCTTTGATACGGACTCAGCATTCAAAATTGTCTCGCCGAGGATACAAATGCACTGATGTCATAAGAAACATTTGGTACAACCATCAATGCTTGCGACCGGGAGCCACCCCGCGAGGTGTTGCTCAAGAACTTGATAGAAACCCAAAAGGAGCGGTTTCAAAAGTAATTTCGGCAGAAATTATTAACAAAGCAAAAGCCGATCACGCTCGACCGCCGGATTTCAAAGGGCGACTTTTAGTTGACATGGAAACGGGGATGCCGGTCGAGCCTTATTTTGTTGATGATGAAAGCGGCGAGCTTTCTCTTTGGTTTAAACCAGACCTAAATGGAAAGCCTCCATTTGGAACACACTCAATTGGAATTGATATTGGTGGAGGCACGGGAGGTAGCTACACGGCAAATTCAGTTTGCTCAGTGATAAACAAAATGACTGGCGAGCAAGTTGCTGAATGGTCAAGTAATTTGTCGGAACCTCGCAGGTTTGGAATTATCTCAGTTGCCTTGTGCCGTTGGTTTTACGATGCCGTTATGATCCCTGAAGCTAACTTTAGCGGTGGATTCATGAAGGTGGTTGAGGACGAGCTTTCTTATCCAAAACTGTGGCAAAGGGAAACCCAGATCAGTGGATTGAAGAAATTGACCAAAAAAAATGGCTTTTGGATGACCAACGACGACACGAAGCTGGCTTTGTTTGAAGGAATGGTAGCGGCAATAGCGATGGGGACGTTTATTCCAAGATCGCAAGAATTGCTAGAAGAATGTGGGCAATATGAATGGAAAAACGGCAAAATAGTTCACGTTGGCTCGACAAAAAGCGATGATGAAGGCGCAAAAGGCAAGTCTCACTCAGATCGAGTAATTGCGGCGGCATTGGCAATTTACGAAATGGGAGAGTCAGTTTCGCAGGATCAAATTGTAGAAATATCCAATGAAGATGCCCCAGAGGGGTGCATGGCAAGACGAATAGCTCATTTTGATCGAGCAAAAAACGCAACAGGCGATCCGTGGATAGAGGCAAAACTTGACATATTTGGTACACTAGGCTCGGAGCATGTTGATACATGGCATTAAACCGTGATTGATTTAACATCAGAAATTCACATTCAGCGTCTATTTGCTGCAATTGATTCTTCCAGAGATGGCATGAAACCGTTTCGGGAAAATAGAACATCAATGCTCAAAGAGTACGTTGGTAGTCATTACAATGGGAATGGTGCGCCATATGAGGTAATTGTAAACCTTATAGCCCAGACAGCCGATGTTTACACGATTGGGCTGGCAGCTAACAACCCAAAAGTTAACATCACTACAAATTCAAGGGAGCTTCTCCCATTTGCAAATCGTTTCAAGGTTGGGATCAACAACCAAATAAAGGAAATGAGGTTTTCGCAAACTCTACAAAGTATTGTGCTGGACTCCTTGTTTGGTCTTGGTATTTCCAAAACTCATTTAGCCGAATCCGATCCAATTCAATTGGAAGATGATGTCTGGGCAGATGTAGGAAAGATTTACGTTGGAAGGATTTCTTTAGACGATTTCGTAATGGACTTAACGGCAAAAGAAGTTCGCCGTTGTAAGTTCATGTCTGACGAATATCGAGTTTCATGGGAGACTTGCAAAAACCATGAAGCGTTCGACAAAGATGTTCTCAGTAAAATGAGTGCTACTTCAAAACAAAATAGAAGCATAGAACAAGCAAACGACATTTCAGGGGGCTTGTTAACTGACGACGATGAATACGAGCCAATGGTTGACCTAATTGACGTTTGGCTTCCAGAATTAAAGTCTATTGCAACATTCCCTTTGAATAACCCAATTAAACCTTTAGCAGTTCTTCCGTGGGATGGAGCCGAAGGTGGTTGCTACGACTTGCTAAGTTTTTCAGACGTTCCAGACAACGTGCTTCCATCTTCTCCGATGTCAAACCTGAGAGCTTTGCATGATCTTTACAATGGGCTTATTCGAAAGCAATCGCGTCAAGCTAAACGCCAAAAAACAAACCCTGCTTATCGACCAGATGCACAAGACGATGCAACACGACTTAAGCAAGCTGGTGACGGCGATTGGGTAAAAGTAAAAGACCCTGCTGGAGTTAATGTCATCAAGCAAGGGGGCGTTGCACAGGAAAATGTGGCGTTCTCGATTGGAATCATGGACTTGTTTGACCGGCAAGCTGGCAATCTTTCGGCAATGGCTGGCTTGGGCGCACAGGCTGGAACCGTTGGTCAAGAAGAATTGATACACGCTGCCGTTTCTCGAAAAGAAGCAAAGATGCAGCAAAGAGTTCATTCTTACACCGCAAGCGTCATGGGTAAGATTGGTCACATGATGTGGGCTGATGAGTTCTTGGAATTGTCTGGGGAAACTGAAGCAATTGCCGGTTCTGGAATAATGGTTGAGTCTTCGTGGACTCCTGAGCATCGAGAAGGTGATTTTTGGCAATATAACTTTGACATAATCCCTGGGTCTACAAATTACGAATCCACAGAAGCCAAGATTGGCAAAATAGAAAGAGCAATGGAAAAACTTCAGCAGATGTATCCAATGATTCAAGCTGCGGGAGGCGAGATTGACGTTGAAGCTCTTACTAGGGTTTACGCTGAATACCTTGAAATTCCAGAAATTCAAAACATCATTACATTCAGCCAGTCGTTAAATCAAATGGATCAAATGGGCGGCGGCGGCGATTCTGAGCAAAGGATGCCAAGCAACACAACTAGGAATTATGTTAGACGCAATGTTCCTACAGGCGGGACTCCGCAAGCCAGAAGTCAGGCGTTGCAGCAAAGCATGTACGGAAATGAAAGCCAGAATCAGCAGAACATGCTAAATGAGTCAGGAGCATAATTATGAGCAAAGAAACTTTCAAAACAAGCAAAGGTTTCAGGACTGTGTTCGCAAAGGTTAAGCCGAATTTCAGGAAGAACCGAAGTGACGTGTTTAACGTGCCGACCGTTAATAATGCGATCAGCCAAGCCAACCCACTGGAATCGCAAAGTATCGGAGTCCATCGTTCTCAGGTTCAGGAATTCAATGAGATGTATCGGGACGCTGGGATTGTTGGCGCGATGCACAAAGAAAACGGAAACCTTGTGATGGAAAGCCGTCAAGCTCGAAATGAAGTGCTAAAACTACGAGGATGTAGAGATAACGATGCCGGTTACGGCGATTACTGTGGTGAACATAACTAGGAGATGGAAATGGGCGAAGAAAAAGAGCAGCCGCTAAGAACAGAGCAATTGATTAACGAAGACGGAGTGCTTGACGAAAAAGCGGCTGGTGCGGCAATAGATAAAGTGATGGAGAAAACTAAACAAGAAAATATTGAAATACTAAAACAAAACACACAGCCAACATCTGATGAAAAAATTCCAGATGAAGGTGGTGATGCCAATGGTAATGGGAAATCTGCCGTTGATGACTGGGTGAATACGGAGGAAATGCAGGAGCTTATAGAAAGTCTCGGATATACAAACGAAGATGCGTCAAATTTTTCAAAGCAAGAAGATTTTGAAACTCATGTCAGGCTTGTAGACAGAAAAAGCATTGAGGAACAAGAGCTTGCACTTGATTTAAACGACGAATCTGAACAAAGAGACTTGTTTAAAGAAAGAGCAGATAAACAACATCGTGAAAATGGCAGATTTGCTAAAAAAGACGATCCGTTGCCTACTCTTGATCCAGACGAATTCGATGAGCAACTGATTGAAGTGATGGAAGCTAGGGACGCGAAAATCGCAGAACTGGAAGCAAGGCTTAATGACGCAGGTAACGACAAAGTGTTAAAGCAATTTGACACCATTGTTGACAACATGGGTCATCCAGAATTGTTTGGTCATTCGGACAACCTAAACGAATCCGATAAAGGTTTGAGAGATAGGCTGTTTGAAGAATACAAAACAATTTACAACATCTTGGAAGCAAGAGGTAAGCCTGTAACTGGTAAGCGAGCAAACGAAACTATGGTTAAGCGAGCTTTTAATTTAGAGTTCGCGGATGAAATTAAAAAAAGTAACCGCCAGAATTTGAGCAAGAAAGTCAGAAGACAATCAAAAAGGATTACCGGCAGTAATGCTGGTTTGCGTAGCGATCATTATGATGGCGATGTAACTAAAGACCCTGTTTTGCATAAATTGTTTAATGAATTTGTTGCCGAAAATGGCTAAAATAAAGGTTTGAGACAATGGCACTATATCATCATCAAATCGACGATTTTGTCGAATTAACACTTAACCGATTCAAGAAAAATGAATGGGTTGACATTTCACTTCCTTTGCAAGAATACAAGTTCGCTGGACGTGTGTTTGAAGCAAAGAAAAAAGCCGAGCGTGGTGGTGCGCGGCTGGAATGGAAACTGCGAACCAAAAACCAAGGGACTGCAAAGCACTCTGGTTTGTTTGCGGTAGACGATACTAATCGTCGAAACGTGATGACCAACGGCAAGCAGGAATGGTCAAAGCAGACTGTCAATTACATTTATGACATTGACGAAGAAAATTTCCAAAGTGGAGCGGAGACAATCATTCGCGAAATGCAATTGCTTGAGCAAGGGCTTTACAATGATTTCTTTGAGTTGATGGAAACAGCCATGTGGACTGCGCCATCATCAAGTTCTCTTGACCCAATGCCTCCTGCTGGTATTCCTTTCTGGCTTCAGAAGAATGCTACGCTTGGTTTTAATGGCGGCAATCCTGATGGTTGGTCAAGCGGTGCTGGAACTGTCGATTCGACAGTTTACGACCGATGGAAAAACTACAGCGGAACCTACAAGCAGGTAAGCCGTGACGATCTGGTTGAAAAAATTGTCAATGCTTGTGATTTCACTTATTTCAAGGCTCCAAAAAGCTACGCTGAAATTGGTGGTGGAAAGCCGGATTATGAGTTTGTGACTGTTCATTCCGTTTTGGCTACCATGCGTCGATTGCTGCAAGCTGGCAACGATAACCTTGGTGCTGATGTGGCAAAATGGGCTGGAAATGTTTTGATTAAAGGAAACCCAGTTGACTGGTGTCCTGCAATTTCAAACTCAGATTCCGAAGCCTACGATTCGCAGGCTCCATTTTACGGCATCAACTGGAAGAAGTTTGAATACTACTTCAAGTCTGGTCGAAACATGATGAAACACGCGCCGGTCAAAGCTGCAAACCAGCACACCGTTCGCGAGCGACACATGGACAACTGGGGCAACTTTGTTTGTTACGACCGACGACAAGGTGGCTTTGTTTTCCACGTTGCCTAGTGGTGGCGTTTTTGGTTAGGGGTGTCCAGAGTTTACTTAATTTTTTTTTAGGATTAGAACGATGCAGTTTTTAAATAAACATGAAGATCAACTCAAGCGTGGGTTGACATATGACCTGTGGAAAAACTTTCCCGCAGGCGAAATATTTGTTCGTGGCGATGCCAGTGAAGGTGTTGGGTGCAAACTTGACGTAGGTGCTTCACCTTACGCTGCTGCCGGTGCGGGGGCTGTCCTTGCGGGTAGTGGTGTTCGGGCGTTTACCGATGCAACTGGAACCGTAGCTGGACTGACTCAAGCTCAGTATTCCGGTGGTACTGGATTCCGAATGACATCATCTGTTGATAACGAAGCTGCTGAATTGCAGTGGGGCGGCGGCGGCGAGCCGTTTATCATTTCAGACACAGCAGCCGATGCTAAAGAGCTATGCTTTGAATGTTGCTTCCGAGTTGACTCGGTAACAGCAAACGATGTTGCGTTCTTTATCGGATTAGCCGGTGCTGGCACTCTTGATGGCAATATGATTGCTGACAATGGTGCTGACATTGCTGATCGCGACATGGTTGGATTGATGTCAACTCACGCCGACACGACCGGCGTGGATGTAATTTACCAAGATACGGGCAGTGCGTTCACTGTTCACACTGCTGACTTTGCAACTATTGCGGTCAACACTTGGTACATCTTTGGTATGCGGTACTTGCCGAGTACAAAGAAATTGGACTTGTATTGGGGTGTTGGAGATCGTGCAACCGATTTAGTTAAGTCGGCTGCTCCGATTATCTCAACTGACATTGCCGATGGTGTTTTCCCAGACGGCCAAGGTCTTTGTCCGACAATTGCAATTAAGGGTGGTCATGCAGATGACGTGTCTCTTGACATTCGATCTCTTGCTTGTGCGCAAGTGAGCTATGCGGCAGACTAGCGGTTCGTTACCGTTTTTTTAGAGCCTCCCCTTAGTTGCTCCATCTCCAAAGGGGAGGCTCGTTTTTTACAAAAGGTAAATCATGCCAATTTTAAATGACGGTACGCCGGTTTCTGCTGCTTCTGCTTCTGCAATGACAATTAGCTACGCCCAGCTATCGGAAGAAGTCGGGGAGTATCTTGGCATTGGGAGAGATTCATTTAGTGATCTTGAAGCCACGCGAGTCAATTCAATTATCAGGTCAGGTTTGCGGCAAGTTTATTACCCGCAACATTTTAAAGAAGGAATGACGCACCAATGGTCATTCATGCGACCGGAAGCACAAATTGTTACTACCGCAGCGTATACAACGGGAACTGTAACAATATCGTCTGGAGTTGTCACTTTGTCGGGCGGGACTTGGCCTAGCTGGTCAGAACAGGGCGAGTTAAATATCAACAGTCAAGTTTATACAGTTAATGTTAGAGATTCTGACACGCAAATCACGCTAGATGATTTAACTGCAACTGCTGCCGCAGGAACAACTCACAGTTTAAACAGACCGTCTTATGATTTACCGGAAGGTTTTGACGGAAATTTTGATGGCAATCTTCATTACAAAACTGGAGACAACACGCTGTGGCCTTCAATTAAAATTACTTCGCCAGCAATGGTTAGGGGAAGGAAGCAAACTTACAATGGTTCAGACCGTCCAGTAATTGCTTCAGTTCAACCTAAAAGTTTTGTTGCAGCAACAGGGCAAAGATGGGAAATCACGTTTTACCCTTCGCCAAGCGATTCTTGGACATTTTATGGTCGCTACAAAATCAGCCCTTTGATGATTGACGGAAGTTCTAAGTACCCGCTTGGCGGCGTGGCAATGGCAGAAGTGTTTTTAGAGTCATGCCTTGCTGTTGCAGAAAAACGATTTGTGGAAGATTCAAAAATACATCAACAAGAATTTGCTCGGCTTTTAGCTCAGGCAATAAATCACGATGCCGATGCGTTTTCGGCTGATTTCTTAGGTTACAATTCGGACAATTCAGATTCTCGCGGCTTAAATGACAACACTCGTTATGTTGGCAATGCAATTCATTCATACGAAGGGGTCGTGTACCGCGACTAATTACCATGGCAAATTTTTCAATAACTCAAACTGTTGCTTTAAACACCGCAATAGGAACCACCGAAGAAATTTCGTATGGCGAATTTGATTGCGGGATGGTTCATATTCCCAACGGCTCGTCCATTACGTCTTTGACATGGTGGGCAAGTCCTGCGTTGGGTGGCGAATACGAAGCAGCTTTACACACAGTTAACCAACTTGTCACTCCAAGGACTTATGTTGCTACAGTTCAAACAGTAGCAGCCAATGGTTCTTACCCAATTCCAGAAGAACTTGTTGGTTCTATTGGATTAAAGATAGTTTCAAATGCAGCGGAATCGGTTTCAATCAGTTTAAAAAGTAGAAATTAAGGAACAAGAGATATGAGTGGACACAGAGCAGCACACGATTTGGCAAAAGCTCCCTTGCAGCTTACCGATCCCGGCGATGCCGGAATCATTGCGGTTGATCGTTTTGGCGGTCACTGCGAAGTGGTGACAGCGGCAGCAGAAACAAGAACATTAGCCGACCCAACGGGTGCGGGGCTTTTGGCAACAGTCAGATTGCATACAGATGGCGGTGACCTCACGGTGACTGCTGCAAACGGATTGAATGTTGCAGCGAATACCACAGCAACTTTTAATGCAGTTGGTGAGCAGTTATTTATGACCAGTGTCGAAACGGCAACGGCTGGCACTTTCCGTTGGGAAATCCTTGTTAATACTGGCAGCGTAGCACTGTCGTAAGGATAATCGGTTGCGAACTATTGAACTTCATTTTCCGATTGAGGGGATTAACCGGCGCATGCCGGAACGTCCCAAACAACAGCGAGGCAGTTACCCCTGCCCTTGGGCTGTCAATGTATGCAATGAAGACAATATAGAGCGACGATTAAGAGGTGGGAGTCGAGTTGGCTTAACTAAGTTTGTTGCAAATGATTTAGGAACAACAATAAGCGACCTTATTTCTATCAGCCTTTCAAGTGAATCTGGCTCGACTGAAGTTCTTTTTGCGTTAGTTGATTCATCCATCAAGACGGTGACTGGCGGGGTGTTTGCAACTCCGGTTGCATATCTTGGTGAAACCCCTGACGATCCATCTGGTGCGGCAGATTTACTGACTGACGATGCTGGAAACAACATCCTTACCAGTTCTGTAGCTGCTCCTGCGTCTGGGTTTCTTGTCAGCGGGCAACAAACTGTTTTTGCCGTGACATCCAGTAGCGTGATTCGCCTTAACCCCAAAAATGGGCAAACTGATTTAATCTTAGCTAGTGCTGGGACTGTTCCAACTGGAGCGACCTTTGGGACTGTCTATAGAGATAGGCTGATTGTTTCAGGAGGCGATAATGCAATCTATTCTTCCAAGATGGGGGATTATTCAAATTGGGATTATGGACGCGATATAAGTGACGGAAGCAGAGCAATCGTATGGCAATTGGCTTTAAGCTCAGACGTTGGGCTGGCTCCGACTGCAATGATTGCGCACAAAGACAGTTCTTTAATAATTGCTTCAAAGACAACTCTTTGGGTGCTTCGAGGTGATCCTGCAAACGGGCAACTTCAAAGAGTGTCTGATAATATTGGAATTGTTTCGTCTAAAGCATGGTGCAAATCAGACGATACAATTTTCTTCTTATCTGATTGTGGCGTTTACAAGGTGGGGGCTGACGGTTCGGGACTTGCTATGGTTTCTGAAAATTCACTTCCTGCTGAATTAGATGACATAAACACCTCGACCACGACCGTCCTGATGGAGTACGAGCAAGAACGGAAGATGATACATGTGTATTTGAAAACCGCAGGTGGAAATGATACCCATTGGGTTTACGAATTACAGACAGAGGCTTGGTGGGCAGTTCGGCTTCAAAACGACCATTCACCTGTAGCAGTTTGCAAACACAAAGGTGAAGTGATACTTGGTGGCAATGATGGTTACGTGCGAAAGGTTGGCGGTAGCGACGACGATGGGACTGCAATTCAAAGCCATGTAATTATGGGAGCAATGAGGCTAGGTTCAGTTGATAGAGGTGGAATAATCAACATGCTTCATGGAGCTTTAGGCACAGGAAGCGGCACTGTAACTTGGAGAGTTGTTGTTGGTGCATCTGCCGAAGAAGCATCGGATAACGCAAAGTTGGCTATAGAAACCTTTCAAGCGGGTGGAGATTACTCCGGTTACGTCAAGCACACGGATACATGGTCGGCTGGAAGGTCGTTAGCTCAATACCCACGAGTTTCATCGCTTTGGTGCTGCATTTGGCTTCAATCAACAGACAGATGGAGCTTCGAGGGAGCAAGTATGCAATTAAAACTTTCAGGCAGGTACAGATAATGGCTGATGTATATTACAAAAACTTTGTCAATGGCTTATCGGCTGATACGGTCGGGGGCAGCGAAAAGATTGCCGTTGTTGACGGGACAACTACAAAGTATCAGACCCCTGATCTAATCAAGGCGTACATCATTGCGGCTTTGACAGCTTCCGGCGCGGTGACCCCAACCACCGGCGATGCGTTAATCATGGAGCGTTCAGGGACAGAGGGAACCTTTGATCTTGATGCTTTGTGCGATTATGTATACGCCTACCTTTGGACAGACCCAAGTGAGGTTACTCCGGCGACAAGTGCAGACAAGTTGATACTTAATCGCGGTGGGACAAAATACAGCATCGACATTGATACTCTGGGTGCGTATTTCAACACGGAAAATGGATCGTTGGGAGCGCAAATTGCGGCGTTGAGTGCTGCAACACTTGCCGATTCAGATGAATACCCTCTTTCCCAAGGTGGAACCGCAAAGAAAGTGACTTTTGCCAACCTTTCGGCAAGAGTTCAAGCTCAATTTAACTCTTATCTTGCTGCGTTGTCTGCGGTAAGCTCGCCAGTAGACGCAGACACATTGTATGTTCTTCAAGGGACAACAGCCAAGAAAATGACGCTTACGGTGTTGGCAAACACTTATCTGGCAGCGGAACTTGACGTAGAAGATTTTGGCTGGGGCATGGCTGAGGCTGACCCTGCCGCTTCCGGTGACATGTTGTTGATGGAGCGAAGCGGAACTCGATACAAGCTGGACGTTGACACATTGGTTACATTTGCAGCATCAGGGCTTCAAGACGGGGTTCTCACGTTTTCCGGCCTTGCTGCTGCAAGTCCTAATGCTGCTGACATGTTTACTGTCGATGATTCTGGGACTCCCAAGAAACTTACCCTTACAAACCTGGAGACAAAGCTGTGGGTCGATTACGCAGCTTACGTCAATGGCTTATCGGCAGTAAGCACAACGACCGCTACTGATAGGATTTACTGTCTTCAGGGCGGGACTCCAAAATACGTTACCCCAGCAGTTCTTTCGGCTTTCATGAATGTCACCACGGGCGATGTGATCGCGCCTGTAGCGACAACTCAATACAACGTCCCGCAATGGGATTCTGCCGCAAAGACGCTCACGGACGGGCTGTCGGTCGTTACTACGGTTAGGTTTACGGGAAGTGAATCCGACAGTGCATTGCCG